ATAATATATTATTATCATTTGCGTCTAACCACTCGTCATGGCACAATGTGCCCCCAAGAGAATATTCGAGTTTTATGACACCATCTTTTAACGGTGCCAAGCTTCATGGTTATCCATGGCTAATAATTCCCTATGATTCAGTCGATTCATACGCCGTAATGTCAAATGATTTTAATTATTCTGTGCCAGATATCTCTCCTTTTACGCGTCTTCAGAATGCAATAGGAAAAGCGCAGGACGCGCTGGATCATATCATTGATGAATTTGATGAAGAATTAAAAAACTTAATTTCGCGTGAAGAATTAAGTTTCCCGCGCGGCGGCATATACTCGCTTGATGATATTAAAAAATTATCTAATTCAGTTAAGCAGTTAATACATTATGCGAATGAGCATGAAGATTTATTCTCATTTAACAATGATGAGTTATACCATCTGCAACACGCGTTAAACGATGTAAAAAACGCCCTGCGCGATATAGAAACTGAATTCGGTGATGATCTCTGGGATTGGTTAGAAAATAATTTAACACCTGAGCAGCTCGGCGTTGAAATTTTTAATTTTGACCAGCTTAAAAGATTGCCAGAATCAGGCGAAGTTTGGTTTGTTGGACCATACATTGCTATAACAACAAATGATCCAAAAGATCGAGAAGATATGATTGATTCTGAATGGCTGGCGCAACTTTGCCAAGACGTGCTTAAATCGTAAACGCAAAGGTCATTAATAATGAAAACTTTCAAGCAGTATCTATTTGAACAAGACAAAAGTGCTGAAGAAATAGCAGAGATAATTAAACGCGACTGTTCACCATTTTTAAAAGAATGGCATCATCAGAATCCACTATTTCGTGGTTCTAAAATTAATTCAACCTTTGAGAAATTCACAGTTGATAAAAATAGAAAACCGAAACATACGTATGGCCCAATACACGATGTGTTAAATGATGCAATGCATAGTATGACTGGAATTTATTATAGGTCTGAAGCCGTGTTCACTACTGGTGATGTTAAGATCGCTGAAGAATATGGAACTCCATGCTTATTCTTTCCGATAGGGCGATATAATTATCTTTGGTCATATAATGTTATAGATGCTTATAACTGGTTTAATTTGCCGCTATCTAAAGCCTCAAAGAATTATGCGGTACGACGCTTTGGATTAACCGATCCGTTTGACGATATGGATTCATACCTAACAGAATTGAAAGATTTTATCTTGTCGCCACGAGCCGGCTATATTCACAATAGCGATTTAAATGAAGCTATTTCAACCGGACATGAAATAATGTTTGCGTGTGATAGCTATTATCTTTTAGATTATGATAAAAAAGATATTTCTTATGCAGTGTTAAATCTTTTATAAACGTTAATAAATATAAAACTAATTTAACTTTTGGAATTTAAAAAATGAAATTATCACAATTGTTTGAAAGCAGCCAATCTCATTTGCACCATGTTGTTTCTATCCATGATGGTCGTGTTTTGGCAAGTTATAAAACGCGCGAAGAAGCCGAGAAAAACGCCCATGGAAATCCGGTAGTTACTGGAGAAATAGAAACAATCGGTGATGTCAAATTCGTGAAAGAAAGCAGCCAATCCCATTTGCACCATGTTGTTTCTGTTCATGATGGTCGTGTTTTGGCAAGTTATAAAACTCATGCTGAAGCTGAGAAAAACGCCCATGGTAACCCAGTAGTTTGCGGCGAGATTGAAACAATTGGCGATGTCAAATTTGTGAAAGAATTATGTCCAGGCTGCCACAGCGCCGACATTAAAACGTATAGCGATCATGAAAAAGAATGTAACCATTGTCATAAAACATGGGACGTCAAGAGTGTTTTAGAAAATTATAAAGAAATGGAAGATTTGCCAGTTGTCATGCATAAAAGCCCATATGAAGGTGCTAACGTTGGTGAATATACTGAGATGTTTATGGGCGTACGTGATGCTCAAAAATTCGCAAAATATATTATTTCTAAGGGCGGTAAAGCTCGTATTGGTAAACGCGGTCCAGATGCTTATGTTTATCATAGCGGCGCCGGTCCTATTTCAAAACGCGATGCGCGTATGGCAGGTGTTTGGGATCCTGTAAAAGAAGGAACAGGAGATCCCGAAGAAGGCTGGTGTTTAGTTATGGCCAATGGTAAAGTTACTGGCAACATTCACTCTGACATAGCAGATGCTCGCGCTCAACAGAAACGGGCTCCTGTGGCAACTACACTAAAATGGGGCAAACGTGCTTCGGATGGCTCAGAGGAATTTGTTCAGACCAGAGCCGTTCAACCGACTGCAGAAAATTATAAAGATGAAGATGTTTCATGTGCTGATGAACTCGAAAAATCAGATAAAATGGAAGATGCTCCTGAGTTGCTAAAAGCAGAGATGCCGCTAGTTCGCCATATTGAGCAGGAATTAGCTGCTCATGGGTATGAAAAAGGAACAGAAGAATATAAAAAAGCATTTGATTACTCAATAGCTTTTTACCGTAAATTTGGAAATGTAGATCTGATTAAAAAGCAAAGTGAGGCATAAGGCGTAAAAGAAGAATTGGCGTCGGATAAGAATAAAAGACGCCAAATTATCCAAATATGATGACGGCGTGGTGTCAACAGTAAATAGTAAATGCGCAATAATACTGGAGTTCTTATGACATCACGCCAACATCCGTTAGAACAAGTTTTTAATTTAGAGACTGGTGAATACTTCGATGCATTAAATAATCAAGAACATAACGAGCTTGTACCAACCGAAATAAATTCAGAATCAAATTTGCCAGCTACAACACAACAGACAGAACCACCGCCAGATCATAAAGACGAAGAAGATAAACAGATTGATGAGAATATAACTCAAGTTTATGATAAGGCAATTCAAGCATTTGAGCAACAAGCAGAGATGATCGAAATTGTAGATCCACGATATGCGGCTAGAACGGCCGAAGTTGCAGCAACATATCTAAATATTGCGTTGAACGCCATGGCAGTAAAATCAAGAACGAAGTCAGATAGAATAAAAAGAAATCAAGCATTTGTACCTTACAACAATGGTCCTAAAACTGTCAATAACAATTTAATTGTCGCTGATAGGAATTCAATTCTAAAAGCATTAAGAACTGATAACGAACCGCCAAAAACAGAAGATTAAAAATGGCGAAAAGAAAAGAAATTTGGTACATACATGGCGCTAACTGCTCCAGTTTATCTTTTTCATATTTTGAAAAAATGCTTCCGAAGCATAATGTGAACCATATCGAATATGAACCAACGCACACGATTCCAGAATTATTGAACTTTGTTTATTCTTCCTTGCCAGTTAACACGCCAATATCTATTATCGGTCATTCACTCGGCGGAGTTCTTGCTGTATTGATGTCACAACATCGTAATGCTGCAAATTATAAAATTGAAAAAATAGTAACTTTAGCAAGCCCTTTCGGAGGATCTAAAGCTGCGAATATTTTGAAATGGATTCATCCTGAACATAGATTTTTAAATGATTTAAGTCAATATTCAGACGTAATTTTGAATTTACAAAATAAAGGCGCGATTGTTCCAACACTTAATTTGATTAGTACAGCCGGAACATTACCTATTATGCGAGAACCAAATGATGGGATTGTTTCTGTTGCAAGTCAACATGCGTTGAGAGGTGCCAGAAAACAAGAATTGTACGTTAATCATTTTGAAATTTTGTTAAGTGAAGAATCTATAAGACTTACAAAAGAATTTATTTGGGAACCAAAAAGAAATGCCTGATTCACAGATCAAACGCGCTTTTAAGGAAATGGAATATACTCCAGAGAATATCATGGAGTTAAAGCGCTGCATGAATGATCCAATTTATTTTATTGAAAAATATGTCAAGGTGCAGCACCCCACAAAAGGCACGGTGCCCATGGAATTGTATGAATATCAGAAGGAAATGATAGACTCAATTCACAATAATAAAGACTCAATTATTCTTGCGTCGCGCCAAATGGGTAAATGTTTTTCCACAAACACCGTAATAGATGTTATTGAACCGCCGAAGGGCCTCAAAAAAATAATCCTAAAACTTGCTGATCGAAAAATTTATGATTCAGTATTTGCTGAAAAGCGGGTTCCGATTAATTTAGAGCAAAACGCAAAGCCTGGAATTATAAGTTTTTTAAAACACAAAATTGTTCTCACCTGTTTAAAAGAAAAAACTATCAGCGTCGCCACTTTGGCCGCTAGATCAAATGTATTAGATACAAAAATTGATGGTCCAGATGGTAAATTAAAATCTACTGGAGAAGGGCACACAAACTTATTTGTTAAAACGCCAACTGGTTGGTCACCAATTTCTAGAGTGCTTCGCACGATCCCATATAAAGCCTGGCAGCTTGAAGTTGAAGATCAAGAAACACTAACTGCCGCGGATGATCATATTATTATGTCTGAGCGTGGCCAACGTTATTTGAAAAAATTAAAAGAAGGCGAATTAGTACACACGAAGCTAGGTTTGAAGAAAGTTTTGTCTGTCAAAAAACTTAAACGTTCCGAGACAATGTATGATCTCGAGCTCGCTGATGACAACCATGTTTTTTACACGAATGGAATTTTAAGCCATAACACCACGGTTGTTGCGGTATACATTCTTGGGATGACCTGCTTTCTTGATGATAAGCTATGTGTCATTGCTTCGAAGGCTTTAAACCACGCGGTTGAAATCGTATCGAGAATTAAATTTGCGTATGAAGAACTCCCGGCTTGGTTAAAACCTGGTTGCAGATATTATTCAAGAACATCAATTGAATTTGACAACGGATCAAAAATTAAATCTGAAGCAACTTCAGAAAAAACTGGTCGTGGTGGTTCTCCTTCGTTACTGTTTATTGATGAGATTGCGTTCTTGAGACGCAGAATTCAGGATGAAATGTGGGCGTCGATCGCGCCATCTCTTTCAACCGGCGGTAAATTTATTGTTTCATCGACGCCAAATACTGACAGTGATCTTTTCGCTCAGTTATGGCGCGGCGCAAATTCCGGCGTAAATTCTTTCGTGCCGGTCAAAGCGCTTTGGTATCAGCACCCAGAAAGAGGCGAAGAATACTACAAGGAGATGGTTGGCAAACTCGGAGAACTGCGTGCCAGAATCGAATTGGATTGTGAATTTTTGTCAACTGATCCTCTTCTCATTGACTCTATTGCCTTAGCGCAAATCAGACCTCCGAAGCCAGATGAAGATAGCAATGGTGTCAAGTTGTGGTATCCACAAAAACCTCTACAGTCAATATTGCTTGGTGTTGATATAGGAACAGGCACAGGTAAGGATTATTCAACAGCTGTTGCGTTTAGTTTTCCTGATTTGCAGCAGATTGCTGAGATTAGGACCAATAACTTGAACATCTCAAAATTCTATGGTAGGGTGAGCTGGCTTATTAAAAAATTGCAAACAATTGGCGGCCAACAAAAAACCGCAGAAATTACGTGGAGTTTTGAAAATAATGGGGTCGGGGCAGGCTTTGCCGCACTTTATTTTAATGATGATAATCCGCCAGATGGCGAACTTATTTCGTCAGATCCAAAAGGATTAACATTAGGCGTTAACACCAATGGCAAAACGAAACTTCTCGCGTGTTTGCAGTTGAAGAGTTTAGTTGAGAGAACATCAAACGGCATAACAATTAACTCGGACGCTTTACTGTTTGAGCTTAAAAATTATGTTTCAGCCGGCGCAAGCTACGCCGCCAAAACCGGTTGTACTGATGACTTAGTTGCAGCAACTTTGGTTGTTATGCAGATATTATCACGTCTTGCTGATTACGACGAAAACGCACATAAGAAGGTTTATGATTTTTCTGGTTCTGCTTATGATCCATTAGCCGATCAAGTTGATGATCCTGAGGATCCAATACCGTTTGTCATGTAAATAATCTTATTGTGTTTTAACAGGAAAAATCATGAGACTAGTAAAATTATTTGAAGCAGAACCACTTCAAACTCACTTGGAAAAAACGTATTATCATGGTACGCCATCTGAAGAAGCATTTAATGAGATTATTAAACATGGCTTAAAGCCAGGGGACATAACTTTAGTTAAAGATGTCTCTAAATCAAAAGAAAATTTAAATCCTGTAAAAGGTCACGTTTATATAACATCAGATATTGGTTACGCCCAAATATATGCAATTGGCGGTGACTATGCTGGTTCTACGAGTATTAAGCCAGAAAGAAAATACGGCTATGTGTTTGTGATCGATGGTGCCGAGCTCAAAGATATTCAACCTGATGAAGATGAAGTCGGCGAATTGATCTGGAAGGTGGCTACCAAACAACTGTTCGATTCGCTTATCAACGTAAAATATATTCCACTCTTATCCAAAAAATTAACAGACAGACAATTTAAAAAATTTATGGACGGCGAATATGTGATGTGGGCACATCTTGGCAAGAAACTCTTACAGGACATGCCAGATTCTGATAAAATACATTTCATCAATCTAGCTTCAAACATAGCACATCGTGGAAATCTAAATTTTAAAGAAGCTTGGAGAATAGATTTAGAAAAAATTCCAGAACTCAAGCGTGATGGGTCAAACTTTTTCAAGCTTGCTGAAAGAGTCAAATAGAAGAAATACCCACTTTTCCTGATTCATTTAAATACCTGTTTACATCTTAACAGAGATGTGATATACTACAATGTTGGCAGAAAAACTGTCGAATGCCAATACGCTCATCGTAATTATGAGCGCTAAACAGTTTACATGCCCGCAGATTTATGTTATATTGTCATACCGTCAATCATCGTGGAGAAAAATGATGAAAAGCACCAAGGAAGTTGAACAAGCTCTACGTCAAGAACTGTCAGAGATGTCAACCAACAAACTTCGCAAAGTCGCACAAGATGCCGGGGTCACTAAGGTTACTTATAAGACTCGCGAAGAACTGATTGAGCAGTGCGTGGTGCTTGAGCTTTACGCTTTTACTCATTGAAATAACCACTACCGTTGAACTTTAAAGGAAATACGATGAAAAAACAGAATCAGCTTCGTCTTAACACTCTTATCGCCGCCGCGATTAGTACTATGGTACTTTCAGCCTGCGGCTCTTCAAGTTCAGAAGGCGATAAAGTGTCAAACAATCCAGAAGACTGCAATTTCCCAGAACACTTACCGCAGGGCAGTTCCTCATCTGCTAATCCTACTGCAATTCCGACTTTCCATCGTCTTCCGGCTGAATTGCCTGAACCTGTTGAAGGCGTTGAAGCTCCATTTCAAGTAGATTCTTCAACCGTCTTAGATGCTGACACCAAAAATCTAACTGATGAGAAACTTTCAGATCTGATCCAACAAGAAAAATCCAATCCTAATAGCGTTCATCGTAAATCAACTCCTCGCACACCAATCGTATATACTCCAGCTCAAATTAGAGCAGCGTATGGTCTGCCTCAAGTTCCAAAAGATTTGTCAAATCTAACACCACAGCAGGCTGCAGCTCTTGGTGCTGGCCAGACAATTTATATTGTTGTGGCATTTGATAATCCTTCACTGGTTAGCGACCTTAATTCTTTCAGCGCAAAGTTTGATCTGCCTGTTTGTAATGAAGTAAAAATCCCAGTGACCGCCCGAACTTTACCGGCTGCGCCAAATAACTGCACAGTGTCCGTTGTTTATTCAGTTGCTGGCGGTGGCATGAGTGATAAAAAGCCTGCATATGATGGAGTGTGGGCAACAGAGTCTGCTTTAGATGTTCAATGGGCTCACGCCATCGCACCACTTGCACGTAAAGTTGTAATTGAGGGTCGGAATGCCTTGGTAAGTTCCTTGGCTGATGCTGTACGAACAGCAAATAATTTTGGGCCTGGCGTAGTATCAATGAGTTTCGTGGCACAGGAAGCTTCCTTTGTTAAAGGCTCAGAACCAATTTTTGCGGTACCAAACATGACATATGTCGCAGCCGCCGGCGATTATGGTTATCAAGCAAATTGGCCTGCAGTATCACCAAGCGTTGTCTCAGTTGGCGGAACAACTCTTAATGGGTATTCAGACACTGGTCGAAATGAGACATCATGGAAAGGAACTGGTGGTGGATTTAGCTCACAATTCCCAATGCCAACATGGCAGTCTGGTCTAAACTTTCCATCAAGTCTACCAAAAACTCGAGTTGGTGTTGATCTATCATTCAACGCTGATCCTTATACTGGCCATTATGTAGCATTCACGAAGCTAGGCGCAAAGACCCCAACATGGTATTCAATGGGAGGAACCAGTGCTGGAACTCCACAAATCTCTGCTCTATTTGCAGTAGTAAATGCTCAGCGAGCTCTGTTAGGAAAACTGCCAGTTGGTAAAATCCATGAAAATCTATACCGAGATTTTGGCCCAGGACTTGGAGCTTCAGCACAGGCCTTAACTGATGTGACTGTTGGAGCAAATGGTACTTGCAATTGGTGCTCAGCCAAATTTGGATATGATATCCCATCTGGCTGGGGTACCCCAAATGCAAATCGGTTGATTCCTCTGATGGTTAACAAGTAAGTAGTAGAACAAATTCCAAGGTGGCGAATAGATCATGAGCAGATTTGAAATAATTGAACAGGTTCTCAAATCATCGCCACTTTGGAAGTCAATGCTGAATACACGTGAAGACTCTCCATGGCATCGTGAAGCAAATGTTGCTGAACATACAAGGATGATTATTTCTTGGTACAAAAATAATCTAGCAAATAACAGAAATGAAACGCAGCAGTTTTTAACTCAAACTGCTGCGTTGTTTCATGATGTTGGTAAGCCAATGGCCGAAGTAGTAAAATATAAAGAAGAGCGTGGGACATATCGTGCATATAGTGGTCATGAACAATTATCATCTCGTCTTTGGGTAGATTTTGCTCTGACTAATAAGGACATCTGTAAAAAGGTTGGAATAACTGTAGATGATATTTCAAGCATCGCTTTAATGATTGAATATCATGTTCCATATGGTTATAAAGATGTACAAAAACGACAAAATCTAAAAAGAGCATTAATTTCAAAGTTAGGCGAAGCTGGTCACCGAGCTTGGTTGGATCTTTTGATAAGCGACCAGCATGGTAGGATATCAGACAACCATGCTGAAAAAATAGCTGATATGACAAAGTGGCTTGAAGATTGGGAAAATGTAAAATGAATAAAATTGCTTTCATCATGGTTGGTGTAGCTGGAGCCGGCAAAAGCACGATTGTTGAAAAATTATCACGCCATTTTGAAAGCCAGAATGAAGATGTTTATATTTTTAGTTTAGACAACATCAGATTGCAGATGTTGAAATCACATCTTGAAAATTCAGAAGAAATCTCAACTGTTGATTTTTACAGCAAGGCATATGAATTCTGTAATTCAAATAAAGAACAGTTTCAAAAGTTAATCGATTCAAGCTGGGCTATGGCTTTAAAAACAAATGTCGTTATAGTTGATAACGTAAATCTAACTCGAAAAAGCCGAACACGCTGGATTACTGATCTGGAAAGAAAAAATTTTAAAATAGTTGCAATTCAAGTTATTGCGCCGCTTGATGTTATTATTCAGCGCCAATCGACTAGATCAGATAAATGTGTACCAGCTGAAACAGTAAAAGATATGTACTTTAAACAGCAGGAAGTTTTATTAAGCGTTGAAGCCGATGAAGTCATAACTATAGATGGCACAGATAATAGCACTAAAGTAGAATTATTGATTGCATCATAATAGAATTATCAATTAAACTAAATTAGTACTTAATAAAAATTATTCATCATAATATGATATAATTGAAAAGTTAAAAAATTAATAAATGGGAATTATTAGATGAATGTAGATTATCGCATCTATGCTGAATTAGGTGCATCTTCATTAAAAGCATTAAAAACATTTTGTGATACGCATTCTTTAAAATGCGTAAAACAGATGTTAGTGCCAATTGTCGATATTTGTGCGATTCCTGCCAACACATCATTAAACACCAAATATTATCCAAATCCTATTGATGCGCAAGTAGTAGATTTTTCGATTCACCTTGATGGAATTGTTTATTTGGTATTAGATTGTCCAGTTATTAAGTACAAATACGCAAATTGGAAATCAGCATTTAACACAGCTAATAATTTAGAATTTAAATTACCACTGTGTGAAGTACCGTTAACGCCATTAGTTAAATCTGATGTGTTAACTATACCGTCTCTGCAGCTTATTGGCGAGATATACGTATGTTTATCCGCCATCAGAACGCCAACCTATTTTAGCACAAAATATGCTAATTAGTAAGGTGTCCATTATAAATAAAACTGCAGACTTCAAAAGCTGTGTTTTGTTTATGTTTGGGTTTGTTGTAATTGTTTGTAACTCTAACTTTCTAGTTTAAGGAGATTAACCATGACTGCACGACGTTCACTTGCGGATTTACGCAAAGCTTTCGATACAAAAGCATCAAATGAAAATACAAATTCAGATTGGAAGAAATTCTTTTCATTCTGGAAAATGCCAGAAGACACTACCACCATCGTTCGTTTCTTACCAGATTTAAATGAAGATAACCCAATGGGTTTCTTGGTTGAAAATCTTCATCATGAGCTTGTAGTTAATGGTGAGAAAAAGAAAGTTCCATGTCTCTCAATGTATGGTGAAGATTGTCCTCTCTGTGAAGAATCACGAAAGCACTATGACGCCGGCGATGAAGCCATGGGTAAAAAGTATTACAAAAAGCGTTCCTACATTGGACAAGTTCTTGTCATCGAATCACCATTTGAATATGATACCGAGCCACTTGTCAAGCTTATTGATTTTGGTCCAAAAATTTTCAAGCAGATCCAATCAGCTTTCCAATCTGGAGATCTTGAAAATCCTCCGTATGAACTCAAAGGCGGTTATAATTTCCGCATCAAGAAAACCAAGTCAGGACAGTATTCTGATTATGGCACCTCAAGCTTCTCACCAAAAATGTCAGATGTTGGTGATGATATCCTAGAAAATCTTGAACTTTATGATTTATCAGCTTATCGTACTAAGCATATGTCTCGTATCACGATTGAGGCAATGCTGCAGGCAGAAAAAACTGGCAGTAGCGTCAGTGAAGATGATGAAGTTGTAGTTGATCAGCCAGTAGAAAAAGTAACTGCTAAATCTGTATCTTCAGTTGCTGCGAAAGTTGCAGCGCGTAAAGAAGAGCCAGAAGTTCAAGCTGAAGAACCAGCCAGTGGCCAAAAAGCATCAGCAGTATTAGATGCAATTCGTGCCCGAGCTGCAGCTAAGAAAGCAGCAGCTGGCGAATAAAGACGCATAGGGTCGGGTTTAAAAGCTCGACCCTAACATCTCTTCAACAATTTTAATAGGACAAATATTATGGCACTGCCGTTTATCAAAAATTTCCAAAAAACTTTGGAAAAGATCGATACTGTCAGCACTGACTTTGGGCCTCCACGTCATTGGTATTCTACTGGCAATTTGGCGTTAAATAAAAATGTTTCTGGTAGTTTCAGCAAAGGAATTCCTGAGTCCCGTATCACCTGTTTGGCTGGACCTTCAGGCTCAGGTAAATCATTCTTGGCGTGTAACATTATCAAGAATGCACAAGATGAAGGTGCTTTTATTCTAGTTCTTGACTCTGAACATGCTCTTGATGAAACCTTCATGTCCGCAATTGGCGTCGATACTTCGCCTGAAAAACTTCAGTATGTTGGCGTAACCCTTTTCTCTGACGTTGTTTCTGCAGTCTCTGACTTCGTCGGTCTTTATGAAAAGGAGTATGGCAAAGATAATCCTAATGCACCAAAGGTCATGATTATCCTTGATTCAATTGACATGTTGTTAACTGATACTGAAGCAGATCACTTTAAGTCAGGTGTCCAAAAAGGTGACCAAGGTCAACGAGCAAAGCAGTCAAAACATTTGCTTAAAACCATTGTTGCAAAAATCAAACGTCTACCAATGTCAATGCTTGTTACACACCAGGTTTACCCTAACACTGATGTGTTAAATGGCGAAGGACTCTGGATCATCAATAACGCAATTCGGTATTCAGCATCACAGATTATGTTGATTACAAAACTGAAGTTGAAGGAAGGTTCCGATATCATTGGTATCCGCATGAGAGTCGAATGTTATAAATCACGATTTGCGAAAATTGGTTCAAAAATCGAAATTGAAGTTCCATATTCTAAGGGTATGGATCCGTACTCAGGTTTCCTTGATTTGATGGAAGAGCTTGGTGTAGTTACAGCAGCCGGCGCTTGGAAATCACTGCAACTGCCTGGCCAAGATGTTATTAAGTTTCAAACGAAGAGCCTGAATGAAGAGCTTGTTAATAAAATTCTTTCACATCCTCTCATTCAGAAGGAAGAACAAACTGTTCAGGCGCTGATGTCCTCGCTGTCAGATAATCCTGAAGATGAATCGAATTACGGAGCAAACATGAAAATCAAAAAAGAAGATGATGCCGCAAGCGTTGATGATTTGTCAACTGTTACGACTGAGGCACAGATTGACATTCGCGTAATTGCTGGTGGTTATATTGTTACTACACATGTAGTTAAAGGCAAAACACGCTATTACGGCGAAACCACGTCTGAACAGATTTTTGTTCAGCCACGTAAACTAGTAAAGTATGTTGCTGATTTTCTAGAAACTCATAAAAACGTTGTTGAGGGATGAGGAAAATAAATGTCTATCATTAGTGACGTTCTCACAGATTTTTCAAAGATCAGTGATTACCTAGTTCGCTATGAAGAAGAGATTGCCGCCGCCGAGCCTATCTTTGATATCGAAGGTAAAAAGCTCGAGGCGGTCAATCGAACTTTGCCAAGTTATATCTCTCGCTATGATCAGCTTTTAGGAGAATTAAAAACTCTTGAACAATTTCTTGATGTTAGGCGAGATGAAATTGAAGCCAAGCATTGGAAAAAGTACAATGAAAAATATTCAAAGGCACTTTCAACGAGAGATATACAGGCTTATATAGCGGGTGAAAAAGATCATATTGAAATGTCTGAACTTATTTTAGAAGTACGGTTCGTTAAAGAAAAAATTTCAAGTATCGTAAAAGCGCTCGAGCAAATGGGCTGGAGTTTGAAAAACATTGTTGAGCTTAGAATTCACCAGCTGCAAGATGAAATTTTATGAAAATTATTATTGCTGGTTCAAGAAATTTTTCAGACTGGGAATATTTTACGTATCATTTTGCTCAATTGCCTGAATGGATTATATTTAATTTTGTTGAAATAGTATCAGGCGGAGCACGAGGAGCTGATGCGTTGGGTGAACGTTTAGCTACAGGGTGTGATGTTAAATTAACAAAATTTGTTGCGGATTGGGATAAACATGGAAAATCCGCTGGCATGAAAAGAAATGCGCAAATGGCAAAATACGCCGATGGGCTTATTGCTTTTTGGGATGGTAAATCTTCAGGCACAAAACATATGATACGAAGTATGAAATTTTATGAAGAAAAATTTGTCTTCGTTATTAGAACAGACTTAAGCTCAAATAATATTATGCAGTACCAATAAGTTATATTTAAACTAAAGTTGCCATTTATTATCTGGCAAAACAGAATAAAATTAAATCAAATTCAATTCAACATATCATTTAAAAAATGTCAAAAACGTGTCATATAACAATTAAAGATGAGGTGAGAGCTGTCATTGCTGGATTGCATCCATCTGATATTGATTTTTTATGGAATAAATTCGGCATCTTCGTTGAAGGTTATTTTTTCATGCCCGAATACAAATTGGGCAGGTTTGATGGAAAAGTTAGATTCTTTGAGAAAACTGGACGAACATATATACGACTGTTGCACGAAATTATCCCATACTTGGAAAAATGGGGATATGATATTGAGTTAAATGATAAAAGAATTCCCGTTGATAATCCAACTGAAAGAATTACCTCAGATCATTTTAAGCAGTTTAATATTAATCTTCGTGGTTATCAAGTAGATTCAATTAATGAATGTCTAGATGCAGGTTCTGGATTTATTATTGCAGGAACCGGCGCAGGAAAGAGCGTGATGTGTGCCGGGCTTTGTGATATGTATGGTCGCGCTGGTTATAGGACCATGACAATTGTTCCGTCTTCTGATCTTGTGACACAAACTGCAGAATGGTATATTGCGTGTGGCATGGAAGCTGGTGAATATTCTGGCGCCAAAAAAGAAATTCATGCTCAACACGTTGTTGCTACGTGGCAATCACTTCAAAATAATCCACATGTTATGGAAAATTTTGGAATGTTGATTGTTGATGAAGCACATGGCGCTAAAGCAAATGTCGTGCAAAGATTGATTGCTGATCACGGTAAAAACATCCCATTTAGATTTGGATTTACCGGAACATTCCCAAAGCCAGAATCAGATAAAACTTCATTAATAGCCACAATAGGTCCTGTTCTTAAAGAAATTCCGGCCCGCTGGCTCATTGATAATGGTTATCTAGCTGAAATAGATATTGAATGCATACGTCTAAAAGATCAAACATTTGAAGATGGAGATTTTCCGGATTATGCGTCAGAAAAAGCATTTTTGATTAAATCTGAAGGCCGCCTTGATAAAATTGCTGATATAATTATTGACAGATGTGAAAAATATGGAAACACCTTGGTGTTAGTTAACTCGGTTGATTTCGGCGAAAGACTTCAGACTTTAATTAAGGATTCTGTTTTCCTTTATGGCGAAAGCAAGAAAAATGTTAGAAAAACGCATTACGACGAGTTTGCCGAAAAGAACGATCTGATAGTTATTGCGACCGCAGGTATTGCTGCTCAGGGTATTTCAATTGATCGCGTATTTTGTTTAATTCTAGTTGATTCTGGCAAATCATTCGTACGAGCGATTCAGTCGGTCGGCCGAGGCACAAGATTAGCTGATGACAAAAAGATGGTTAATGTCGTTGATATTGGTGCAGATTTGAAATGGTCAAAAAAGCACATGAACGAACGTATGAAATATTATAAAGAAGCAGGTTATCATTACAGTAAACCCACAACAATTAAAATAAAATGAATACTATAAATCAAGCAGTTTTTCTACAAGAATTAAGTAAACGCCAAGATGCATCTTTTCGTGATAAAGATGGTCGTCTTAATTATTATTTTTATATTGATGTAAAGAATAAGCAGGAGCTGTTCACTGAACC